CACTTAACCATGTCACCAAGGGTAGTGTGTACGAGAAGCGATAACACGATCGCAATATACTGCCTTGTTACTTCACCAAAGATCGCCCGGCTTAAGCCAGCAACCGTTGCAGCAAATAGTGTGGATGTCAACATTGCAACTGACACTGCATCGCCCATCGTTAACACGGTTAGCAAATAATGCATTTTAGATCCAGTAGGTTTAAAATGTTGTGGTCGGCATTCTGCCCATATGGCAACAACCCAAGAGGGGAACAATTCCTCTAAAAGGTCAACTGTCAAACAGCTGGATCCGCCTTCCAAGTCAACACAGACTACTTCGTCGAAGAAATGCAGAATCGCATCCCATGAAAGTGTTTGGTCGTGCGTGTTCATACAATGAGCAAGACCCATTTGTCTTACGCGTGATTGGAGCGTCTCGCGAAGAGATGCTCCGATGATAGTTGAAACAGTATCGGCGACTGTAATTGCTCGCCCAACGACACACGATTTAGGCACAACACTTAAGTTGGCTGAGCGGTGTCGGGAGTACTGATATGTCCGGAATAAGCTACAATCAGGGAGGTCATCCAGTTTGATGTAATCGAGAATTTCGATGCGATTGTATAAACAACGCTCATAAAACTCACGTGAAACATCGGGGAGTTGATTGACGTCCGGGAGTGCCAGTTGTGGCACGTAGGGAAACTGCATATCGCTTGTTACACCATTTCCAGGTGAACCCAGTGTGTGGGGCATCGCTTCGTAATCACCGAAAATTAGTTCGAGGACTAGCTTAGTGTCTGCAACAGCCTCTTTACAGTTGAAGCGCGTAGTGCGCTGGTAATCGATGAACTTTTGTTCTGCTTTCTGACTCGCTAACGAATCTAGTGTCTCGTCGGTAGTTCGACGCAGTAACCGTAACCCAGTTAAAAGGGCTTCGACTGCATCACTGTCACGATCAAGTTTGAGGGTGCCGTCATCCTCAAATACCTTAGAACTCAGGCCATAAAGAAATTTTGGAATCACTGAATTGGGGTAACGACTGAAAACATCAAAACGCGTGAACTGAAACTGGCCAGTATTTAGGCCAACTACGATCATATCGTCGAGATGGAGAAGAGCACTAACCACGTCAAGCAGATCAGCCTTACCATGCCGGTACATAAACGAAAGTTTATTGCCGAGCCGAATTATGTCTTTTTGGACATCGAAACGGTTTGCTATGGATTGAAGAAAAAGCAAGAGCGCCTGTAGTTCTGTCACACCGGTTATCCTCATTACAAGGGTTTTGGTTAAGCCA